AACCTCTATAGGCTTTCGCCTAGGGGGTGCTGGTATTTACCAGCAGTGCGGTTTCCCACCGCACCCACGACAATAGACTACCACATGATCTACTGCCGCGTGGCATGTAATCCCAATAGGGAGTACACGCCCGCTTCGGTTTGTATCTACTGGTACCTAATTGCCTGATACCAATAAATCCAAAAGGGCCTTTTGAAGACCCACGGATCTCACCATAAAGAAAGGCGAAGTACAACCCGAGTGGGTTATACTTCAGAACCTTCATGCCCCTCGGAGCGTGGACGCTCCCCTCAAGCACCCTGATCTTTATCGGAACGACCTGGAACCTTCGATATATTATCGAGTGATTCAAGTCACGACGAACCAGGGGTGTGAGGAGTGACGGGACCCGTACACCGGCGTCATTATTTTCATGGAACGGAACCATAGGGAATCCTCCCTGTGGCGCAAGTCCCATGAGATAACTAACCGCTCTAGTGAGCGGTATACCAGTGCGTGCGGTCCAATCATTTAAGAGGTTAATGGCGACGCATATATCCTGCGGAGAATCGAGTCTCTTAATATAGACTCCTCTAACCGAATGGCCAGAATGCCAGTCAGCACCACAGGATTCGCGGAACGGCCCATCATTAAATGTCTTCTCAGTATTCGGGATAAAACCGAGGAGTTCGAGGAGCCCAATCACAGAGTGAAAAGTATCATCTCTGACGATAAGGTCATCCCCGAAACAGCCGAAGTTCGTATCCAGAGGTCGATCACATCGAACGGGTAGGATCCCTTTCGATCGATAAACTGCGAAGATAAGAGCTGAGAAGATGACAGTCTGAAGAGGGAATGTAAATCCGTTCCCCATCGTGCTCATCATCTCAAGGCGCACAGCATCTCCACCAACGAGCGTACTAGGGCTGCGAATTTCCATGAGGGTATCAAAAACCCAAGATGGAAGCAACTTGCTACACAAGCTGAGAGAAATGCAGTCGGAGGCAGAGGACAGGTCGATCGTTGAAAACCGACCAGTCGTGCTACCAACTTGTGCGAGCTGTTGATTTACCTTCGGTTGAGATGAGAGGTCAATTCCAAAGAACGACTTCAATCTCTCCGTGAGGAGGACACCAAGCCCGAGCTGGAAATATGAATTCAGCAATGGCTCAGTGCAAATCAAACGGCTCTCTCTAACCGTTTTAGGAGCGAAGCTTATTCTGCTACCGCTGGCTATACAGCACAAACCGAAATCCTCACAGCGTTTTAATTCCGCCTCGAGGAGATTCGGCCGTTTGCTAATATAGCTTCTGTACATCATGTACAAATTGATGGATGTTGATGAGATATTGGAGTTAAACATCTTAGCGTAATAGCTAAAGTGTCCAACTGAACCAATACTCGAGCCAGGGCCCGTGTAGGCCCGTTCAAGGATATCCTCGAACGAGTCGAAGAGCATTTGGCCGTCTGGGTGGAAGAACTCATAGAGAACTTGCCTAACCTCGTTAAAGAGGAGCTCGTCCCTAAGATTCCCAAAATCCAGACACCAGTTCTTACAGCGTTCATTAGCCGTAAGAAACTTTACCAGAGCAACTTGGTCTGCCCGGACGCTACGATCGTTCCACTTCTTAAGAAGTGAATGAAGTAACGTATAGGCAGCGAATTGCTTAGGCGAAGCTTCTGGTGGTATCCTAATATCCCCTTGTAGGGGAATACCTAGGAATTCCTCAACATCCAACGTAGCGGATAAGTAAAGAGCGTCAGAGCGACTGCTCATAATACACCTCACTTCAGTACCGATTTAACCAATGCCGGCGAGAGCTACGACTGGGCGACTATGTCACCCAAAGCCCTCAGCACAGCGTGAAGCTCCTTACCAAAAGGAGTTACGTTTTGCAGAAGGACGATCGTAGCAAGAATCGCCGAATGATGGTCGTTGATCCAAGCTTGAAGTCTAGTAAACATACTAGATCACGCCTGTGACCAACGTGTCGCCAATCGACGCGCTGATTTGATTCAGTGCGCCAATGAGAAGCGACATAGAAGCACGAATATTAGCCGGATCCGCAGAGTCCGACCCCGCAGGCACATCAATCGACAGAGACGCCATAAGCGTCTTTGCCGGCTGACCTGCAAGCGGAGTCACACCCTTGCGGACAAGGATCTTATAAGTGTTCATCGGCACTGAGCGCAGCTGGCCCGTCACCGGATCGACAGCGGCGAGGGCGCGCAGATTCTGCGGCCTCGACAATGTGATGGTGAAGGGTTTGGATGCGGACGACGAAGCGTCGACACCAGTCTGCGTACCGCCAAGCGCGGTAACGGCATACTGCTTGCCGGCGTTCGTCGGAGCCGTATCAGCCGCAATGGTGTAAGTCGGGGTAGTAAACCCCGTCTGAGCACCGCCCGTAACAGGGGTAGTAAGAGTAAAACTCATGATTTGTATCCTAATGGATTAAAGATTGAGGTACTACCAAAGACGCTAAAAGAAGTCCCATAAAGACTTTCCAGAACTCCTCATAGCGGAAAACCAGGGTATCTTTTGTCCGATCAAGGCTGCGATATTCGTATAAGGCTTCAGACTACCAGTCGGGTATTTAAACTCGAAAGTAGGCAAGAGGTCTATATTCGGATCAACAGCAAACCGGGAAAACACCCTAGTCCTAGTGGTAGCGTTTCCGCCGCTCCATGTCAGACCATAATTCTTAGTCTCACCCGAAAATGCGACATTGTCAGGATTGGCAGGCTCCACCTTAGAGATTTTGGTCTCATAGGTAGTGTCGTCAACTGTCGTAGCGCACGCCCAGGTGATGTTAGAACGTTGGAATGACACAGCTTCGATTATGTCACCAATATTGGTGAAGTAATCTACTATCCAAGTGTAGGGGAGAAGGTTCCACAAAGTGGGCGCGAAGTGGGGAAGGTCAAGCTGAAGAGCCTGACCCATACCAATCGAACCATTCGCAGAACCGGACCTACAAGCTCCTTTAATTCTAACCGAGTATTCCGACTTGGAAAGGAATGACCCGGTAACCTTAAGAGTTCCTCCAGAGGGATAACCGGCAGGGCCATCGATACCGGCGTACGCGATCCTGGCATGACCCTTTACAGGGACAAGATCAGGGTGGTTGTGCAAATTTTGCAAACCAACAAGCGCATCGCCAATATCAAGAGCTAGCGGTTTCCAACCGAAGGCAAACTCAAGGTAGGAGTCCGATACGGTCTTCAGCAGATTCTTAGGGCTAAGTGCTTTCCCACGGAGTTTCTTACATCCGTAGAGGTAACCTAGAACATGATCCTGCAAAGACGACATCGGCTTGCGTAGCGAAGCTGCACTCTGCTTCCACTCAGCGAGATCCTGTCCGGATTCTACCGAAGAACGGACAGACTCGCACTCAGCGATAAAGCGAGCAACAGCACGGTTCCAAGCACTGGTCTTCACACCTTGAGGAGCATTAGGGAGACCTGGAAAGGTCAAACCTATGCGCCCAGAATGACGGTACGTAGTATCCCAAGAGGGAGTACGGGTACCGTATGGGTCAAGGGTAGTTCGAACAGAATTCTCATAAGAGTACCAGGAATGCTCAAGGATTTCTTGACGCCAACCGTTTCTAACGGTAGTGGCGTTAATACCTTGACGCACCTGGTCCCTCCAACGGGGATTATTCGAACCAGTAACTGATGAGGAGAAGGTACCGGACAGTTTAGTAACGACGTCCGAGTTGACGGCTCCGGTCTGGGTCGAGATGAACTCAACCCGATCGGAACCATTCCAACCGTCCGTCTTATTCACTGTCGGCATAAAACCTCCATCACCAGGTGAAGATTAGCTCGCAACTCCCAGGTACGACCTGAAAGATAAACGAAGCTAAAGAGACCTAACCTAAAGAGAAACTACTTCACACGGAAGGAGACGATCGTATAGTAGGCCCCGTAAGGGATGCCTGCCACGACCGGTCCTTCTTCATCAGTAACACATGTAGTGTCTTCCGACACATAGTGCGTTACGATGGTGTAGTTCCCTTCGAGAACAACGAGCGTATTATCGATCGAAATTCCAAAGAGAGGGGCAAGAATGCCCCAGAGCTCTCTAGAGGGAACGATCAACTTAAACGCGCGTTGGCGAGCACTGCCATCAGTAATGATGTCAACATGCAAGCTTCGAAGGATCCTATGGATCACTTGCGAAGCGGTATACCCTTGATTAGGGGTAGCGAAGTCACCATAATTGGGATTAACCAACTTCTGGAAAACATCGCACTTAGAAACAGGAAGCTCGAAAAGAACATCGAGGATATCCTGTGCTGAGGAATCGCCAAGCTTATGATTTAACATAGGAGTTTCTCCATTGGTTATACGTAGGTAATCCTACGCAGGGGCCCCCGAAAGGGGG